TTATTGGTCAACCGGGGCAAACATTTCTGCGCCTTGTGCCATAAAAACTCTGTATGCTTCCATGGTTTTTTGTGGCTGGGCCAGGGGATTTTTTTGGATAAATTGCAGGGTTTCCAACAAGGGCAACCCCAGGAATTCTGCTTCTTTTTGTAGTTGTTTGATTGCTGTAGCTATCTGCATTCTGGCTCCGTTTTGTTAATCTATGCTATATTATAGCAAATTGGCAAATTTTGGTCAACCAATTAAAATGTGGCTTTTTTGCAACATTTCTGCTTATTTTTTAAGCACTTGGTAGAATTGCAGGTTTATGGCATCCATTTCCGCTTGAGAAACGTAGAAATCTGTAGTGGGATCGTAGTATGCGCCCTCTTTGTTGTCATAATACAACACTCGGCCAGAGAAGTTAAACGGGCCTTCTAGGCCCTTGCGCGGCTCATATTTGGTGCGCATCATGTCCACGGTGTCAACTACCTTGTAACCCATCGCTGGCTCCTTGTTGCTGTCTATGTGTATATTATAGCAAATGGGCAAATTTTGGTCAACCACTATTTCCACAGTTGTTTGATCAGCGGGTCACTGACTTGATGTGGTTTTGGGGTGCCGTGAAACACAATGACCGAAGCTTCGGGGTCAATCACAGCACCTGCACCGGGCTTGCTGAATGTGCGTGATGGGAATTGCATGCCACCATCCTGCACTTGCCAACGATAACTTTGCACATGTTTTTCAGGGTAGAAGCGGCGTTTGGTGTGATCAATCACAGCACCAATGTAGTCTTGGTCGCCGGCATGTTGACGCATGACATCTTCAAGGTTTTCGCCACGAAACTTTTGCCACACCCAGTCAAACTGAACTGTGTTCCAGTACATGAGACTGCTGTTCATTCCAGAATAGCCGGTGCGTTGCAGATATCTAAAATCACGCAAGGTCCAAAAATAATCATGATGGCCTGCGGTGGCCCAGGTCATGTCATTGAACACTACAACATCTAGGTCTAGATACAACAGTGGACCTTGCCAGTGTTCACTGTTGAACAACTGCATTTTGTACCACCAGGACTTTTTGGGTCCTGAAACACCGGCCCAGTCTTCTAGTATGTGTTTGACCATGTGCGGTGGTACTGATCGGTCATGCTCAGTGTACACATGCATGCGGGCGCCACCGGGCAACTGTCGGTTCAACATGCTGTGCAGTCGTTCTACATATTGCCAGTCGTATCCTGACCCATGTATCACACAGGCACACTCGGTTACTCTAGAGCTGGAGCCAATCTTTTTAGCCATAAACCTTGGGCAATTTCTTCAATGGTGTATTCGGTGTGTGCAATTTCAATCAACCAACGGTCACGATCAACTGTGTAAGGCTGATTGATGTCTTGAATGGCCACACTGACTGGATGTGCAAGACTGGTCACATCCACGATGGGTCTTGCGCCTGCCATGGCTGCTTGGATACCGGGTCCAGAATTGTAGTTCAACACAGCATGATATCCATAATTAATGTTGAAGCTGTCATATGTTCCGGGCACCTGTTGTGGGTACTCCATGGCAGCACCCCCGGGCAATAGAGAAATATCCAAGGGGCATCTGGGATGAGGTCGGATCACAATGGGTCGGTCTGACACCGCACGGATTTCACGCACACGTTCAGAGATCCAACGCTCTTGACAAGGGACGTTGGCCATTTGCAGACTCTTTTTGTGCTGTGCAGCCACCAGTATAGCTGGCCGAAGAGTGGGGTTATGGCGCAGTTGCATGCCCAGACGTTGAGGTCGATCAAGGTCCAGGGCCTGCTGATGTCCATAGTAGCCTTGGGCATTGATGTTGTTCACTGCTATTTTCCAAGTGGTTCCCCGTGCTATTGCACCAACGTCAATTGCTATGACAGGGCGCCCGGATTCACGATAGTGCTGATAAATGGCTTGATTTCCTGCCATGCGGCCGGACCACAACACACTCCAAACAATCACAGCGTCAGCGTTCATGCCACGTTCTTGTGCTTGAATACCAGCGGATTTCAAACTGGCCAGCACAGCATCCATGATGGGGCGCGAATTTAAGGCACAGTAAGAAGGAAAGTAGGCTACGGAACGGATCACTAAATATCCCTATGAAATATAGTGTAGTTACCACTTTCAATGCTGAAGGTTATGAGAAATACGGGCGCAGAATGATTGAAACATTCATTCAAAACTGGCCTGCCACTGTGCAATTGACAGTGTATGCCGAAGGATGCAGAGTAAATGAAACAGCACCCAATCTTGAAGTCCGTGATATTGCTGTGGTCACTGAACTCACTGCATTCAAACAATGTTGGCTCGGGGTTCCCCGAGCCAACGGAGATGTCAGTGCTGATCCTGTTAGATCTCAACGCCGCGATGCTGGCAAAGGATTCAAATGGGACGCTGTGAGGTTTGCTCACAAAGTATACAGCATTTTCCATTGTGCAAAAAATACACAGTCTGACTGGTTGATCTGGATGGATGCAGACACTGTGTGCCACAGTCCTGTGACTGAGTCGGATCTAGCAAGACTATGTCCTGGCGATCGAGACCTTTGTTTTCTTGGTCGTCGGGGTAAGTTCAGTGAGTGTGGACTGTATGCAATGAATCTCCGCAGACCTTGCACACAAGATTTTTTAACTAAATTTCAAAAGTATTACGACGACGCTGAACAAGGAATTTTTACTCTAGACGAATGGCATGATAGTTTTGTTTTTGATGCTGTTCGTCGGCAGACTAGTTTGTACGAGTTAGACTGGAGCAGTCATTTGATCACAGGTGAGGGACATCCCTTGATCAATTCAGAATGGGGTGCATACCTAGACCATCTCAAGGGCAAACGTAAAAATACTGGACGCAGTCCGGCCACTGATCTCAAAGTTCGTCGAACCGAAGCATACTGGCAATGAACTGGATATTTCTCAACAAGAACAACTGTGACGAGTACATAGAAATGTTTGCTCGTGGATGCAGCGCAGTGCCCACTGAGTTAGAAACCTGGCGCTATCAAGACAGTGATGCACCTTTGGTGATTCGTGGAATCATGAAGCACAAGATTATCAAACAGTGCTGGGCAGACTCTAGACCGTTCTGGTACATGGATTCTGGATATGTTGGCAATAGACCCAGTGTTCTAAACCCATACGGATGGAAACAGTGGCACAGAGTGGTGCCCAACAACCTGCAACATGGTGCAGTGACACCAAGGCCTGCTGACCGATGGCAGCGTCATGGTATTGCTATACCTCGACGTCGGCATGGCAGTAAGATATTACTAGCAGCACCAGATGAAAAACCCTGTGTGTTTTATGGTATCATTCTGGCTGACTGGATTGCACAAACTGTTGCCACAATCAAACAACACACTGACCGAGAGATTGTGATAAGAGAACGCAACCCTAACCGCCAGGCACGTGTGGCCAGTGACTTGCAGTCAGCACTGACAGATGTGCATGCTGTGGTCACATTTAACTCAATTGCAGCCACTGAAAGTGTGCTGGCTGGCGTGCCAGCCTTTGCTCTAGCACCATCAAATGCGGCCATCCCAGTGGCCAACACTGACTTATCCAAAATCAACAACCCATGGTACCCTGATCAAGATCAAATTCATGATTGGGCGTGCCATTTGGCCTATGGACAGTTTCACAATTCAGAACTGCTAGACGGCACCGCGCAACGAATACTACAGGAGACACAACATGCGTGAACATTATGGCTGGTATTTTCCAGACGTCGACACCCATTTTCCACAAATGCTGAAGAAAAGTGTTGACCGCGGTGGTCCCGCAGAATATCAACTGCCAGTGCGCCGTCGCAGTGTTGAATTGTGTGCCGGGCATGGTACTGCCTTGGACATTGGAGCCAACGTGGGCCTGTGGAGTCGAGACCTGGTGGACAACTTTTCCCAGGTCATTGCGTTTGAACCCGTGGCCATTTTTAGAGAATGCCTGGAACGCAATGTGTCAGGGCCTAACTTCTCTATCAGCCCCTTGGCTCTGGGAGATCAAGACACTCAAGCCACCATGATCATTACTGAAGGCAACACTGGCCACAGTCACTTGGATCCTGCCAGCATGGGCACAGGTGATGTGCAGGTGGTAAAACTTGACAGCTTGAATATACCCAATGTGGACTACATCAAGATAGACTGCGAAGGTTATGAGTATCGTGTGTTACAAGGTGCAGAACAAACCATTCGAACCTGGCGGCCCATTGTGGTAG